TATTTATGATGTTGCATCATTGCGAAGTTAGTCTTAAAATGATTCTCAAGAGTATCGTGAGAAAGAGCTATATAAAAAAACTATTCAAACCCTCCAGTCTTACTTTTGAAGAAACATTTGTGTTTGGATTATTAACTTCTACATCTTTGTATAATTTTGGTATATTATCAAAGAATGTTCTTACTTTATTAAATTGTGTAGAAGACAAACTTTCAATAAAATCTTTACTTTCTTTATCGTTAAAGTCTGTTTTTTCATACACTTTTTCACCATCTATAACTCTATGCACACAATTTACTATGATTTGAAACAAGTCATCCATAGTAGGATTTTTAAAATCATTTAAGTGTGATAAATCATCAATAGAAGGATATCTAAATTCTATTGCAATATTGTCATCTAATCTAACTAAATTACTATCTGGTAAAGGTTTATCTACTTGTAAATCAGTGAGATTGATTTCTTTTGTTACATATGTGTTTTCTTCATCTGGACATTTTATTGAAACTTTCGTTGTTTCACCAGATGATTTTGCACGAATATTTACAAATAAATATTCTAAATCTGCCATAGGTATCACACCACTTTTTATAGTATTATTTGTGCAATTTTCTATAAGATTTTTTACTGCATTTATTACATCTTTTTGTTTACCAGTTTCATTGGCAATCATAAGATTCTTCTCCTCTTTTACTAAGTATGGTCTATACTTAATATCTAGTTGAGAAATTGGTAGTTTTATGTCATAAGTTGACACTTCAAATTTAGGCAAAGCCATAATGTACTCCTTTATCTAACAAATTTACCGATAGTATTACCAACACCACCAGTGATTATATCTGCGGCCGAACCAGCAGTTGCAATCGCAGTTGGTGACGCACCAGACTTACCAAGAATATCATAAAGAACACCTTTAGGACTTATGACACTGTATCTGGAATCATCCCCAATAAATATATCTGAACCTTTTAATCTTAAACTCTTATCTGCAAGACTATCATCAACACCTTCTTCTTTGATAGTGTGCCACTCTCTATATGCAAGTTCAACTGTTACTCTTTGTAATTCAGTGGACGCTTGGTTTAAATCTTGAGGTGCAATAGATTTAGGCCAAACTTCTTTTATTGAAACACCATAACTTGTCTTTTCTTCTTTTGCACCAGTAAATGAAAGAAAATTAAATGGTATAACTGTATTACTACCTTTACCCATTTGAAAAATATCTAACTCACCAATGTAATTGTTATAATAGTTTAGATTATGATTTAATGGGTTGTATATGTTTTTCATCCACATTTCAAAGAATCTTTTTTCAGACATATCTGCGTTACATAAAAATGTTGCTTGTAAAGCTGCATATTGACCAACACCTTGAGGTAGTTCTCTTGGTGGGCCATATATGTTTTCGTCTGGTGCAGAACGAATATTTCTGCCTGGAAACTGTAAATTTTCTGCTCTCAAACTGACATAACGATTACTTTCACCAGTAAATAATTTACACTTTAAAAATATCTCAAATCTATTTTGTTGTGCTTGTTCTCTACCGTATAAAGAACTTTTAAAATCTCTTAATGAAAATACCATTAGATTGCTTTCCTACTATCCGACCACACTTTACTTGCAGACGATTTTCTAAATCTCTGTACTGGTAACATAATTGCAGTCATAAAATCTTCCTCTTCTAATTTTCTAAATCTACTTCTAACATTACTATTTAAATATCTTTTCAAAGTCGGTTTAACAAGTCTTACATTTTTTAACGCACTGTAATTTGCATTTGGGTCTAAACGACTTAATAGTCTAGCTCTCAATGCATATGGTAAATAGTGAAAATTAATTCCTAAAAATCCATCTCTGTATCTTTCTATTGGTAATACCAATGGAAATGTATCATAATATGGTAACTTGTTTTTCAATTTAGGGTCGTATATAAACATATTCAACGCACCAAAATTGACTCTACCAGTTATCTTACCATCTCTTATGAGTTGTGCTTGAGATGGTGTACCAAGTTCTTTTATGCGATTACGATACCATTGATATGGTTCTTTACCACTTTTCTTTAACTTTGATATTTCGTCAAATATACTCATTTATTATATTTATAACTGGGATTGAGGTGGTCTTCGGTCAATATTACAAAATCCATATTTCTATCCCTACAAAATTCTCTTGCAGCTTTCCACTTTGCAGTGTTCTTTCCCCACTCGTAAACTTCTCTTACAAATGATTTAGTTTTTCTTTTAGGTATTTTAGGTTCAACAGTATATTTTTTAGGTTTAACTTCTATAATCATTTTTCTTAGTTTACCATCTGCTCTCTTAACTTTTACATAGAAATCTGGAAAATATCGGTGGATTCTACCGTCTGTGGGTAAACGATAAGGTATTATTAGTTCTTCTGACCCCCACTCTAAAACTCTAGGATTTTTATCACAATATACCATAAATTTGCGTTCCCACAAACTTCTGTAATAAATAGTAGTAGGATTACCTTTATACTTTTTTTTGTTAGAGGGAATATAACGACCACTATAACTCATAGGAATATTTATATGGTTCTAAATTACAAAGATATCGCAATGGGAACTAATAGTAATGAGGAAATTACTAATGAGTCACAAAGTAACCCATTTACAGAAAGAGTTAGTCTTGACCAAAATATTAGAAAAAATAAATTTAGTCAAGAAATTTTACAATATCCTTTAAATGCTGGTAATGATGGTGGTATGACACCAGCTGGACATCACATACAATTTGAGATATTAGAACAAGATGTAGGTTCAATAAAATTTGGTGAGTTACCAAAACAAACTGCTGATGAAGTTCTAGATATAAACACACTAATAGGTAATTCTGCTGTTGCAAGAGATGTTGTTGTAAGTAAAAATGGTTCTGTGTTTACTCTAGTTCCAGCATTATCAGAGAAAGCACAAAGTGCATTAGATGAGGGTAGAGGAAGTAGAGCAGCACAAGAAATGGGTCGTAATCCATTTATCACTGGTGCAGCTGAAGTAAAAAGAATTCAAAAACAAAATGTTAGAATTAGAAACCAAACATTTGCAAGAGCACCAGTTAGTAGATTACAAAGTTTGATAAAATTGTTTATGCCACCTACTGTTGAAGTATCATATGACCCACAATATTCTGATGAGGAAATAGGTGTTGCAACAACTGCCGTAATGGGTGCCATTGATAAGTTTAATAAAGCAGCAGAAGGTGAAAAGGTTGGAGCGGCAACCAAAGAATTATTAAAAAATCAAAGACTTCCAGAAAAATTACTTATAGGTGCTGCTGATACTGTCGCAAAAGGTTTTAAAGAGATATTATTTGCAAGGTCTGGTAAGGCAGTAAATAACAGATTAGAATTAATTTTTTCTGGTTTAGCAAAAAGAACTTTTTCATTTAATTTTAAATTTCTACCTAAAAGTTCACAAGAGGCAAGAGCTGTTTATAATATCATTAGAAGATTTAAATTTCATATGTTACCAGAAATTATAGGTGATGTAACAACATCAAGAACATTTGTAACTCCAGATGTTTTTGATATAAAATATATGATGAGTGATGGTAAAGAAAATGAATACATCAATAAGATATCAACTTGTGTATTAGAGAATATGAATGTAAAATATGGTGGTGATAGATATCAAACATTTGACCCATCTATGGCAGAAGCAGGAACACCAGATGGATTGAAAGCACCTCCAGTTCAAACAGAAATGACACTTCAGTTTAAAGAATTAGAAATAGTTACACAAAACAATGTACTCGCAAGGGGTTTTTAATGGCATACTTTCAGAACTTTGAAACATTAGTATATGATGTAGTAGGTGATGGTAATCCAAAATTATTTACTCATCTTTTAAGAAGAGTTAAAATTAATGATTTAGTAAAAGATAATGTTTTATTATTTGATTTTTATCAAGTCAAACCAGGCGAAAAACCAGAAGATGTTGCATTTGATTTTTATGGTAGTGCAGAATTACATTGGTTAGTATTGTATGCGAATAATATAGTTGATAGATATCATCAGTGGCCTATGAGTGTTAGGGCATTTGAAGAATATCTAAGTGAAAAATATGCAAATCCACTTGCAACACACCATTTTGAAATAAGTCAAAAGTCTGGCGATACAACTGTAAAAATAAATATAGGTTTAGATTCAACTGGACACAGTGGTGATACGGTAAGTGCAGTAACAAATAGAGAGTATGAAGAAAATTTACAAACTGAATATAGTAAAATAAGATTAGTGAGAAAAGAATTTGTAAATCAAATTAGGAAAGAACTAAGAACTTTATTACAAAGTGATACATAATGGTACAAAATAATTATAATTATAGTGGAACATTTGAAGTTGAAGAGTGTAAAATATTAACTCATCACGGACAACCGCTTGACCTTGTACAAGCTCTCGTTGCAATCAGTGTTTTTGAAGACATAAATCAAGGATTTCTTACTTGTCATATAACTGTTCTTGATACTAATGATATAGTTTTAAGAGATTCATTAGTTGGTAATGAGTTTTGTTATTTAAAAATTGTAACACCATCAGATGAAGATGTTTCTTTAGATTTCACAAAAGACCCACTTGTTGTTACATCAATAAGACAAGGAGATGAGGGACAAGGAAGAATAGTATCTTTTACTCTTGCAACAAGAGAGTACATGAGAAATTCAAGAACCAGAATATCTCAAAGTTTTTCTGGTAATATGACTGAAATTATCAGAAGGTTGGTTAAAGAAAAACAATTTTTAGGTAGTGATAAAACACTCATATCAGACTCATCTGTTGGATTAGAGAGGATTGTTATACCAAACTTAAAACCTTTGACTGCAATTCAGATGATTGCACAAAGAGCTAAAACTAAAAAAGATTCACCATTTGTATTTTTTGAAACTATAAAAGGTTTAAATTTTTTATCTTTTGATAGTATCAATAGACAAAACACAAAAACAACATTTACACTAGGTGCATCAGACACATATGATAATAAACCATCAAAATCCTCACAAATTCAAGCAAATATAATTAGACAATTAGGACAAGTAGAAGACAATGATAATATAAGTAATAGTGTACTGTTAAATACTTTAAACGGAATGTATTCTTCACGAATGATATTACACGACATATACAATAAAACTTACCACGATTTAAAGTTTAAATATTCTGATGCGTTTTCCAAAAAAAATGACATAGAAAACAGTATTGGTGAGACTGGACACCCAGTATTTCCGATATCAAGTCAAGTTGATGAAGACGGTAAAACAGTAGAAGATTTTCACGATTCATTTTTAAGTTTGCAGTCCACATCTGGATATAATACTCCAAAAGGTGCAGTCCACAACATAAATCCTTACCCAAATACAATTTATCCTTTTGAAGAATCTTCAGTAGGTGAAAATTTATTAATTAGAAATCATAAGATGTCTTTTCTAGATAGAATGGGTATGACAATAAAAATGGTAGGTAATTTATCAATTCAAGCATCAGATATAATTAGACTAAATGTATATAAAGCAAAAACTGATTCAGACAATGAAGAAGAAGATTTATATGATGAAAGATTAACTGGTAGATATGTGATTTCAAGGTTAAGACATAATTTTGAATTTGGTAGACCTAAAAAACATACTATTGAAGCAACTGTTATTAAAGATAGTGTAACTAAAGCATATCCTAATAATCTACCACCTAACCCTAAGAGGTTAATTTAAAGGAAGTAAAATGACTAATAAACAAACTCGTAAGTTAAGAACACTAAATTTTCAGAAACAAGAACGATACCTAAATAATGAAGTGAATGACTTAACAACGGAGGTGAGTAAACTCTACCTCGCAAGAACGAGAAAGTTTTTAGGAAGAAGAACAGCGTGAAGACATTTGACCAACTACAAGAGGGTGTATATGACCCTAATATATTTAAAGCATTTTTTCTAGCAGGCGGGCCTGGTAGTGGTAAATCTTTTGTTGTAAGAAAGACCACTGGTGGGCTCGGTCTGAAAGTTGTTAACTCTGATAATGCATTTGAAAAACTACTAAAAGATGCAGACTTTGATTTAGACTTCAGAGATATGAGTCCAGAGAAAACTCTTGAAAGAGATGTCATAAGAAAAAGAGCAAAAGAAGTTACATCTAAAATGCAAAAGAATTTTGTTGCTGGTAGACTTGGTATGATTGTAGATGGCACTGGTGCAGAGTATGGTAAAATAGAAACACAAAAAAAACTATTGCAACAATTAGGATATGATACTTATATGATATTTGTTAATACTTCACTAGATACTGCAATAGAAAGAAATGATAAAAGAGATAGAAAACTACCATTAGATATTGTCAAAACATATTGGAACAATGTACAATCAAACATAGGTAAGTTTCAGAATTTATTTGGTAGTAAAAACTTTATTGTTGTTGATAACAATAATGCAAAAGAAAATGTATTTAATAGAGTATTTAAATCAATTAGAAAACTTGCAACCAAAAAGGTCAATAATTACATTGCGAAACAATGGATTGATAATCAGTTAAGAATGAAAAAATTGTCAAAGGGTTGACAAATATAATTTTCTATGTTAGTATGTAGACAATAATAATTTAATTAGTGAGGTATAATGGCAAAACGAAAGATGTCTGAAGAACAACGACAGGCTGCGATTGAAAGACTTGCACTTGCAAGAGAAAAACGACTAAAAGAAAATCCACCACAATATAAAAACATTTCACCGAAAGTTCTTGCACTTCCAGATGATGCATTTATGTCTATGAAAAATGTTAGACAATGGATTAAGACACAAAAAGATATTGCTTCTGGTGCTGAGAAAAATGCACGAAGAAGTGGTTCTGATAACAAACAGAAACAATTAGAGAATTCTAGAGCACTTAATGCACGAGCATATATTAGGTGGTTAAATACATATTTGGAAACTGGTGAGTTTCCTGGCGACTTTGTTGGTGAATACGAAAGTGTACCAGTAACTAGAAAGATTGTTGCAGGCCCTAGAGAGGGTTGTAGAATTAAAGGTGGTAGAATAATATAATGATACAACTATACAAGAATATTTTACCAGACGATTTGGTAAATGACTTGATGAAATATTATGAATCATATGAACCTATTGATTATGGTAATTTCACACAAGTAGAAATAGATACTCAACATAAACTTACAAACTATTTGAAAGATATAGTTTATAAAGTTACAGACCATTATTTTGAGTTGCACGACAAAACAAATCAACACCCAGAACCATTTGCATTAGAAGGTTTTAGGATAAAAAGGTATGAACCCAATAAAGGTAGTTTTCCTTGGCATACTGACGCTGGTAATATACAAAACTGCACAAGGTTTCTTGCACTATTATTTTATTTAAATACAAGTGAGGCTGGTACTAAATTTGAAAAGACATATGTACCAGCAGAAAAAGGTAGTGTAGTTATATTCCCACCAATGTGGATGTTTCCACACGAGGGTGAGATGCCAAAGAAAGAACCTAAGTTTATAATGAGTACATATTTACACTTTATGGGGGTTGACAAATCAAGACAAGTCTGATAAAATACTGATATGAAAGAATTTACATTACTTATAACTGTTCTGTTTAATTTTCCTAATGGTGAACACCAAGAAATACAAATAGAAAAAAAACAAATGAGCGAGGTTGATTGTGTTGAAGAGATAGAAAATAATAATGACATATCAATCAATTTTTTGGGTAATACCATAGACTTATTCTTTGAGTGTGCTCCCACTATTGAAGAGGATTTTTATAAATATGAGTATGATTATAGAATGGACGAAAAAACTTTACAAGATATATTATTAAAGAGAGGTGGTACAGACATATGATTGGTATGAAGAGTGGCGTTGGATATTTGAATCACAAAGGTGTATTAAAATGGTTAGAATCTATTCATAAAGATACATTAGAATATGGAAATGAAGACCAACAGTTCGTTTTAGAACAAATGATAGATTATGTAAAAAACGATTACAGAGAGGGTAAACCTCTTATTAACAACAATATAATAGGATACTAAAATGTTATTATTTGCATTAGGAACTTTTTTCACAATAATATCTAACTTGTTTGTCATACAAGAGGCAGAGTTTTTTGCACACAAACAAAAAATGGAAAAGATGTATGGCCCATGTGAGTGGAAATATGTTGGTAAACAAACCGATGTTAAGAACCCAGCAATAACTTTGAATCCACCAGTAGGTGAAAGTTATGTTTTTTTTAGACAAGTTTGCGAAAATGACCCACATAGAAAAGATAAAGACTAGATATCAAAGACTAATCAATAATTGCGATACTGCATTGAAAGATTGTCAAGATTTAGATATGAAAGAGTTTTGGTTGAAAACTAAATTACTCGTAACTGAGAAGTATCAAAAATTATGTTCTTTGGATTAGTAACACTTTTTGTTGCACTATCAATTAGTGCAGTTGCAGCCTATTATAGTATTGTTGGTTTAATGGCAATATTTTCTGCAGCTGCATTTTCTATTGCAGTAATGGGAGTTGTCCTAGAGATAGGTAAACTTGTTACTGCATCTTGGTTATATCAAAACTGGAAAACTGTTCCCAAAGTATTAAAATATTATCTAACAAGTGCAGTAGTAATACTAATGTTTATTACTTCTATGGGTATATTCGGTTATCTATCTAAATCACATATTGATGCTGGTACGAACACCTCTCAAGTAACAGTAAAACTTGATAGGGTAAACAGTAGAATCGCATCAGAACAAAAGACAATAGACAGAGCAGAAAGACAATTAGAAAATCTAGACAAGGCACTAGAGAGGTATGTAGAATTAGGTGCAGTATCAAAAGGTCTGGATAGAAGAGAAAGTCAAGAAGAAGAAAGACTTAAACTAACCAATATGGTTAATAAATCACAAGAAAAGATTGATGAATACCTTGACCAAAAATCTGAATATGAATTAGAAATTAAGAACTTTGAGGTTGAGGTTGGCCCACTAAAATATATCTCTGCATTATTATATGGTGATGATGCACTTACATTTTTAGAAAATGCAGTTAGGTGGGTTATATTAATTTTAGTATTTGTATTTGACCCACTTGCAGTTCTTCTAGTCGTGGCTGCAAATATAACGATTAGAGATGTTTTAAATAAAAGAAAAAGAATCAAAGAAAAGTTGTTACGAAAACAAAGAAAGAATAAGATACTTGTTAAGGAAGAACCAATCGGTGATGGCACTGCAAGAAAAATTACCAAAACAAAGAATGGTGTAACAATGGAATATTATGAGTAGGAGAGAACAATGCCCTATATACCAGCGATAAAGGTTATTATAACATTATTAATCATAGAAATAGTGTTACACATTTCTGAAATTTTAGTTGACTTAAATTTAATAAATATTTAAAAATATGCGAGGAAAGTATGAAATATTTAACTTTTTTAATGATAGTATTATTTTCTACAAGTGTATATAGTGTAGAAAGACCAAGTGCAGTTCCACCACCACTTGATG